CAAGATTTAAAAAAACAAAACCTCCTCTCAAAGGCAAAACACGTAAAAGACGTACAACTGTTGAAAGCGATTGGCGTACATACTGGGGCTCAAGCGATCATCTAAATGAGGATGTCGCAAAACTTGGCGAAGATAAGTTTACTCGTGAAATATTATACTATTGTGAAAGCAAAGGCGAATTATCTTATCTCGAAGCAAAAGAACAATTTGATCGTGGCGTACTAGAAACAGACGAATATTACAACGGCATTATTAATGTAAGAGTTGGCGGCAGTAACATTCTGCGTGAACGCTTACTAGAACATCGCAAAACCCTGGCTAATAAACCTTCCCTTTAATTATAGCAACCCTGTTTGGTCGAGGATCCTCGACTCACCAAGATTCTGCCGAGGTAGTGCTCGTCGCCGATGGAGTGGTGTGTTGCAGTCTATGCGTTGGTTTGACAAACCAAAATGAGTGAGCTCTCCTGAACCATTGGAACTCACGGGTAGTAGATTGGTCGCTACATCTGGCCATCTATGTTCCTGCGTTGTAAGCAGATTGTAAAAGGGTACCGCACAACCGCCCTTGCCTTGCGTTATAAAGGTTTATCGAGATGTAGTGTGATGTGGATAACGGGCAAGTTTTCTTCTGGTCATGCCTAGCCTTAATCAGGCTAAGTGTGACTAGACTTCATGGCAAGTTAAAAAAAATTATTCCTTAATAAAAAAATGATTTATGAACGAAGTGAATAAATCCGTTGTCGTTAGACAACGTGAACATGATAGTTAAAGCATTGCTTGCTCTTTAATTCCTCTATCCTGTTTGATCTTCTTAACAATAATTTCTTCTAGTTCTTTATATTCAGATGTCGGCATCTGTAATAATTGATCATAGGTAAACGATCCGTTGCTATATGCAGCGGTTTCCATTAAGTTCTTTTGGAATCGTTTTCCCTGGGCAATTAAGTTTGAAGTATATTCATGTAACTCCTTAGGAGTCATCTTAATTGCCCTTATGTGAAAAAAGTTATAGGGTCCAGATCAATAACAGTTTTGTAGTCTTTTGTGCAACCAGCACATTTAATAGTGGTGTCACTCTCAATTTGTGCATTTCCCAGTGTCTTGATTAAATTAATAATCTTTTTATAAGTAGCACTGTCCATGTTGTTGACCCATTCATAAATGTGGTTTGTCTCGGCCACTTCAGTCTTTTTCTGATTTTCATCAGTTAATTCAACTTTTAGGATATTACTTGCACAAAGTTCTACAGTAATGCCTGTTGCAGCAGCTAAGATAGTGTTGAATAATTCAGCTTTTTCATCATCTTTCATGCTGTCTTGATTAAGCGTTGCTTCCATACGGTAATTGTGGAACTGTCTGATATTAGATTTGATTTGACTCATTAAACTGTATGGTCTAACATATACACGAGTTTTTTCATCTATGTCAATCCAATTTTGGTCTTGGATTCCTTTTGCAGACGCCATAATTACTGGAAGGTTCACTTCATAATCATGACTTTCTTCACAGTGAGGACATTTACTTGTAATTTCCAACATGTCACCACTTGTTGCAATTCGTATTCCAAATAAAATAACATCTAAGTCACACGCAGGTATCTCTTTTGGATTTTTGATATCAGGAACACAGCTTTGTAACATTTCAAACATTGCTTCACCATTAAACAATGCGTCAGGACTTTTGAGTTTTATTTCATCACTTGTTGTCATGGGCATAAGTCCCAATTCTCCATCAACACTTAAATCAATGCCACTTGGATAGTACTTTCCTTTACTAGGAAGTGATATATACACAGTTTTACTACGGTATAAGTGTTTTAAAGGGTTTTCGCTCATATTTTTTCCTCGCTAAATAGTAGTAGGAATAATAAACGCCGTACTACGATAAACTTATTTATCTACGTATTTAATGGGTATTTTAATGGCAGGTGAAAATTACGAGATAGAATTTGGTGGTCAATACATCAAGGTTCCAGCATGGGCTAGTCAAGAATCAATTGACAATCTTGCGAGTTTAAGCAAAGACAATATCTCTAAACTAAAAAAATTAGTAGACATTGAAACTGGTACGTTGAGAGCAGTAAATGAAATGCTCAAAGCACAAGAACGCCTCAGAAGTGACGTAACAAAAGATAATGAAAAACTAATTAAAGAGCTATTAGCCAGCCAAAAAGCAATCGAAGATGCTGTAGATAAAAATACTCAAGAAACGAAAAAAAGCAAAGACGAAGAAAACAACAAAGAGAAAAAACTTCGCGAAGAGCGTGAACAAGCTGAAAAAGACTTAATTAATACAATGAAGCGTGGACTTGATGGTATTCGTAAGAGTACAAAGGACGCTGTAGGTTCTATCAGTAAAGGTGATTTTGAAGGTCTTGCGACTGCTATTGGTGGTGTTGTTGGGTTAGGTGCCGCCGCTGGATTTGCAGCAGGTGCTATGCTGAATTTTGCTAAATCACTAAGTGAGTTATCAAATGTTGGTGCTGGTTTTGGTATGAGTTTGCAAGAAATTAGACAAATTGCAGCAAGTGCTGGTACTGGTCTAGATGGTCTTGCTAAAATTGCACAAAGCAATGGTATGTCGTTTCGTGCATTAGGAAGTAGTTCAAACGAAGGATTGCGTGAATTTGCAAGACTTAGTCGTGAGGCACGTGGACTTGCTTTTACAGATGAAGAAGTTCAAGACAGAGCCCGTGAAATGGGAATTAATGTTTCATCTGTACTACAAGAAGCAGCTAGCAGTGGTAAAAGTTTTGGTGACGCAATGACTGACTTGCGTGACCAAACTTATGGGCTTACTGGCGACATCAGACACTTAGGCAGAAGTTTAACAATGTTTGGTATGAGTAACGAAGAAGCTAACCAATTATTGGCAGAAGAAATTGAATTAAGACGGTTAAGTGGACAAAGCGAACAGCAAATTCAAGCTGAAGCGGCAGATTCAATGAGAGAATTTGTTAGTGAAACAACTAAATTATCCAACATAACTGGTGCAAATCGTAGAGAAGTGCAACGAGCAGGTATAGAAGCGGCAACTAATGATGCAATTTTACGTGATTTCAAAAATCAGTTTAGTGGAGAATTTGCAGCAATAACAGGGACATTAGCTGGCGGTCCTGGTGAAGATATTGGTATTGCGTTAGCAAAAGCTATTTCAGATCCCGAAGGCATGGATGTAACCACAATACTGCAACAGTCAAATGACGAATTATATATGGCAATATCCCGTATTCCTGGTGCACTAGAAAGACTACAAGATTTGCAAAATTTTGGTAGACAAAATATCGGTTCTATGGATACTGAAACATATAATGCAAATATAGCATCTGGAATAGCTAGACTAGGAGATGGATTAAATGAAACAGACCGTCGCCAATTTGCTAGACAAGCAAGATTAGGCGATGATAATGCTGGTTTAGCTGTTGCATTTACGGATAGCCTCAATGGTATAACTAGAAATGTAGAAGATATTAAAACTGCGAACGCAGAGTTAGCTGCTGCAAATAAAGACGCTGAGGCAAGTGCTATTGATACAAAAGCACGTATGGATTCATTGACTAATCAAATTAAAGCAAGTATGACAACTGACCTGTTAGAAGGTCTTAATATTGACATGGAAGGAAATGGTGAAGACTTAGTACAGGCACTTAGCAGTATGGAAAATCAGTTCTTGGAATTAGGATTTTTAGGTGCTATTAAAGAAGGAATTTCTGATGCTAATTGGTACTTGAAAGGAATTTTAGCGGCATTGGCAGTTGGTGCACTTTCTGGACCAATAGGCGGGTTAATTAGAGGAGTAGGTGCATTTACTAGAGTTGGTGGACGCTTCTTAACAACCGCAGGTTCAGTATTAAGGAACGCACCCGGCGCAGCATTAAGTGGAGTTAGAACAACTGCACGTGTTGTAACAAGTACAGGTATTGCCGCAAGAAATGCACCAGGTGTAGTTGCCTCTGCTGTTAGAAATGCACCAGGTGCTGTAGTTGCCGGTGCAGGTGCCGCTGCTACTGCACTTAAAAATGTACCTGGAGCAATTACAGATGCTGTTAGATCTGGAATCGATGATGCTGCATCGTCAGCCGCCAAAGCATCTGGTGAAGTTGCTGAAGCAGGAGCCAAGGCTGCGGCAGGAGCAGTAGATGATGTTGCTGGAACTGCTGCTAGAACTGTTGCATCGGAAGTTGCAGAAGAAGGATCAGAAGCTGTTGCACGACGAATAAGTGCAAGAGTAGCAGAAACAACAGCAACCAGTTTAGGTAAAAGTTTTGTTAAAAAAATTCCACTAATTGGATTAGCTGCAGGTATTGGCATGGGTGGCTGGAGGGCAATGCAAGGTGATTTTGTTGGAGCAGGCGGAGAAGTTGCCAGTGGTGTAGTAGGCACATTGCCTGGCGCCGGTACTGCCGCTAGTATTGCAATTGATGCTGCACTTTTAGCTAGAGATATTGCAAAAATTTACGAAGATGAAGGGTTTAGTAGTGAAGATGCTGCAAGATTTTCTAGTATGGATGCCAGTGAGCAATTACTAAATGATATGACAGATAGAATTACACGTGCAGAAGCCGGCGAAAATGTATACTGGGGAAGAGATAGTGTTGGTATTGCAGAAGATCAAAGTAACATGCAAGACTTGTTGGTTAGTGAAATTACACGTTTAACAGACATAATGGAACAAACAGGTGAACTTTCACAACGAGAAGCTGATGCACTTGCCAGATACAATGATATGTTGTCTAACATGGACCAACCAACCGGTATGGAAATTTTAGATCAAGTTGGTGTTGATTCAGGCATAATTGCTCAGATGAATGAAACTGATCAGGATGCAGTAATATTAATGGCAAACAAAGTAGATACACTGGCAGAAAAGTTAGCAGATGGCAATCTGTCAGAAACTGATCGCGGTAAAGTAATGAAAGAATACGCATCTGCAATAAATGATCTAAAAACAATAGAAGAAAATGGTATAACAGCAGAAGCAAAACAACAAGCCCAACGTGCTAAAGATCGAGATGTTGATGTACAAGGATTGCTTGTAGAAAAAGCAATGATAGAAGGTTTGGCGGCTCGTTTAGAAGAAGAAATACCTGATGAATCAAAGGCTAGACTCAATGAAATTGATAAAATAATCAGTGGATTAGATGAAGTTGCTCGTGGAGATTTAAGTTTGCCTGGTGACGCAATACTTAAAATGCGTGAATCAACTGCAAATAAATTACAAGCAGACAAAGACAAACTAGCTGCATTAGAAGAAGAATACGGCAAAGCAACGCAAATAGGCATAAACGAGAAGCAAGCAAAAGCTCTATTGAGCAATGGTATTGTCGACAATGAAGAACAAGCTAATAAAATGGCTGCCATTTACGGATATGAAGATGAAGAGGCTAATAAAAAATATCAAGAAACATCAAAAGCAGTTCGAGAAAGTGAAGACCAGCTGAAGCGTATAGAAAACGACAGGCGCTACAAAAAAGCCAGAGCCAATGAACTTGCACGAGAAATGGGAATTAGCACTGAAAAAATTACTCAGAGTGAAGATGGTAAAACTACAAAATATACAAATCAAGATGGATACGAAATTAAAGATGGTGGACTGTATGTAAATGGTCAAAGGGTACCAGATGAGCTGTTAAATCAGACTGAACGAGATCGTTTTAAAGCTCAGGAAACACAGTACAATGCCTTTAATAGAGTACCAACTAGTAAAGCACCTGATGCAAATGAACCACCAGATACAGATAAAAATGATAGAATTAGTGAAAAAGTTATAGTACCAGGCGGACAAAAAGAATTAGAAACATTATTAAATGAAACTAATAGACTGTTGAGAAAACAGACAGATATACTCGAGCAACAGTAACACTTGACATATACTGATAAATATAATATTATAAACGATAAAAGAGAAATCTAATGAGTTGGAAAAAACATTTTACAGTCTACCAAGGCAAGGAAACTAAATCCAAAGGATCTAGTGCCGGTAGTAGTGGTAGTACAAGTCGCTTTCAGAGCTGGTTGCCTGAAGTATATAGCGGTATGCCTAACCGTGTTGAACGCTATATGCAATACGATCAGATGGACATGGATAGCGAAATCAATGCGGCATTAGATACTATTGCTGAATTCAGTACACAGTTTGATGATGAAACTGGTGTACCATTTAATATCGTTTACAAAAGTGAACCCAGTGAAAGCGAAAGTAAAATCCTAGAACAAGCACTGCGTCAGTGGTGTAACTTGAATGACTGGGATAGACGCATGTTTAAAACATTCCGTAATGTTGTAAAATATGGCGACCAACCTTTTATTCGTGACCCAGAAACCTGGGAACTAATGTATGTTAATCCACAAGATGTACTCAAAGTAGTCGTTAATGAAAGCGAAGGCAAAAAGCCTGAGCAATATATTCTTAAAAATCTTGATCTCAATCTACAAAACAAAACTGCAACAGCGCCGCTAGAACACAATAATACGTTTAGTGGTGGTAGTCCTGCTGGTGCTTTTTCCAGTATGGAAGGTCGCAGTTATGGTGCTACCAGCAACAGTGGTGGCAGTGGCATGGAAGAACAGGAATTTGCCGTCAATGACGAGCATATTATGCACGTTGCTATGACTGAGGGTATGGATACAAACTGGCCGTTTGGTACAAGTATTCTAGACCCTATCTTTAAAACATACAAACAAAAAGAATTATTGGAAGATGCTATTATCATCTACCGTGTACAACGTGCGCCAGAACGCCGTGTATTTTATGTAGATGTAGGTAATATGCCTCCACACAAAGCAATGGGCTTTGTTGAAAGAGTTAAAAACGAAATCCATCAAAGACGTATCCCAAACAAAACTGGTGGTGGACAGAACGTAATGGATGCACAGTACAATCCATTAAGTATCATGGAAGATTATTTCTTTGCACAGACTGCTGAAGGACGTGGATCAAAAGTTGATGTTTTACCAGGTGGACAAAACCTTGGTGAGATTGACGATCTTAAATTCTTTACAAACAAAATGTTAAGAGCATTGCGTGTACCAAGTAGTTACTTGCCAACTGGACCAGAAGATGGTAGTGCAACATATAATGATGGCCGTGTAGGCACAGCATTTATTCAGGAATTTCGTTTTACAAAATATTGTCAACGTTTGCAGAATATGATTCAGCCAACATTTGACAAAGAGTTTAAATTGTTTTTACGAGCACGTGGCTTTCAAATTGAAAGTGGATTGTTTGATTTACGATTTATTGAACCACAGAGCTTTAGTCAGTATCGAGAAATTGAAATTGACAATGCACGTGCTGGTGTGTTTAACCAAGTTGATGGTAGCGAATATCTATCACGTAGATTTGTTCTCAAGAAATACTTGGGACTTAGTGAAGATGAAATACTGGAAAACGAAACCAAATGGTTAGAAGAAAATCCCAATGCCACTGGCGGCACTGCCGCAGGTGATCCATCAGGATTAAGCAGTGTAGGAGTTCGACCCGATTTAGACAGCGGTGGCGACTTTGATTTTAACACTGATGATGAACCAGGTGATGAAGCAGATGCAGAAGACACTGGTGAATCTCCAATCAGCGGAGACGAAGCTGATACGGACACAGGAGATGAAACATGAGATTTCAGGAACTAAGAGAGTATTACGAAGCAGAAGATGACAAAATCAATACAATAAAGATTGATGATACACGTAGAGCTAAAATTACGCTCAAACATCTTAATAAATTGCGCAAAAAACGTGAACTGGAAAAGCTAGAAAACCAGGAACGTCTTAACAATCTAGGCGCAATTTACGGTAAATCAGCTGAATAAGAATACTTAGCACGGTGGTCAGTTTATAAAAACACCACTTTTTGCGTTTTTCTATGCTTTTTTCATAGTAAAATGCTTTGGTTACTAAATATCATTGACTTTGTAACATATTGCTGTGTCATCATTGAGGAGTAAAGCAAATGGATAGTAAAACAAAACTAGAACAAGTCCTCGAATTGGTGATCAACGAGGAGACCGAAAAGGCCTCCGATCTACTACATGATATCTTTGTAGAAAAGTCTCGTAACATTTACGCTGACTTAATCGAAGAAGATGCCGCTGTAGAAGACGTGATCGAAGAAGATGAGGACCAGGTTGAAGAAGAAGACCTGGAAGAAACAATTGACGTTAGCGATCAAGAAGATGACTTCATTGAAGATATCGCTGATGCTGAAGAAGAAATCGAAGCGGAAGAAGTTTTCGGCGAAGACGAAGACGAAGATGAAGCAGAAGATGATCTTGCGGCAGAATTAGCTGACGGCGAAGATGGCGAAGAAGCAGAAGGCGATGCGCCAGATGCTGAAGAAGCTATGATGAACGTTGAAGATGCTCTTGCAGAACTAAAAGCTGCATTTGCTGAATTAACTGGCGACGATGCTGAAGAAGAAGGCGAAGAGATGGAAGTCGAAATGCCTGAAATGGAAGCAGTTGAAGAAGTTGCTGAAGAAACAGAAGAACTAGAAGAAGGCGCTGAAATGAAGGCTGTTAGTGTTAGCATGCCAGACGGATCAGACGCAGGTGCTAAATCACCAGTAGCAGGTAAAAATGATATGGGTGGTAAAGCAGTAGATATTGCTGGTTCTGAAGAAAAAGGTGGTAGTGCTCCTGCTGCAAAAGACATGGGTGTAGACGGTCCTCAAGAAGCCGGCGAACCTCGTGCGGTAAAGGGGTAAGGCACTATGTTTACACCACTGAGAGAAGTTATACTTCCTACACATGCTAGTGTTACTACTGAAAGCGTTGAAGAGCGTGACGGTAGTAAAAGCCTGTACATGGAAGGAATTTTTATTCAGGGTGGTGTGAAAAACCAAAATCAACGTGTGTATCCAGTAAGTGAAATTTCCAATGCAGTGCAAACACTGCAAGAAAAAATTAAAAGCGGGTTCACAGTATTAGGTGAAGCAGATCACCCCGACGATTTAAACATTAACCTAGATCGTGTTAGTCATATGATTACTAACATGAGTATGAAAGGCAATGACGGAATCGGAAAACTAAAAATGCTACCCACCCCAATGGGTAATATTTGTAAAACGTTACTAGAAAGTGGCGTAAGACTAGGTGTTAGTTCAAGAGGCAGCGGAAACGTCGACGGAAATGGAAACGTGTCGGATTTTGAGATCATTACAGTAGATATTGTAGCAAATCCAAGCGCACCCGAAGCATATCCAGATCCAATTTATGAACAAATTATGAACCACAGACGTGGAAGTAAAATTTGGGATGTTGCTAATGCAGTAAGATATGACACCAAAGCGCAGAAACACCTCCAAAATGAGGTGCTCAACTTCATTAAAGACCTAGGGAGAGATTAAATGGATATTGAAAAAATTCTCGGCTCTGAGGTACTGTCTGAAGAAGTGAAACAAAGTGTTACTGAAGCGTGGAATGCTAGATTAGCAGAAGCACGTGAAGAAATCACTGCTGAACTACGTGAAGAATTTGCTGGCCGTTATGAAAATGACAAAGCGCAAATCGTAGAAGCAATGGATGCAATGCTAAACGACACTATTAAAACAGAATTAGATGAATTTGCACAAGACAAAGCTAAACTAGCAGAAGACCGTGTTGCTTATAAAAAAGCAGTCAAGGAACATGCTAAGTTGCTGGACAAATTTATTATGTCTGTTCTAAAAACAGAAATCACAGAACTCAGAGAGGATCGTGAAGCACAGAAGGCAAACTTTGGAAAACTAGAGAACTTTGTTCTAGAACAGTTAACCAAAGAGCTAAACGAATTCCATGAAGACAAGCGTTCACTAGTTGAACAAAAAGTCAGAATGGTAACCGAAGGCAAGAAAGTAATTGCTGAAGCTCGTGAAAATTTTGTTAAAAATGCTGCTGCTAAAGTTGAAAAGATTATTGAAAATGCTCTAACAGGTGAATTAACAACACTTAAAGAGGATATTCAGAAAGCCAAAGAAAATGAATTTGGCCGTAAGATTTTTGAAACATTTAGTGCAGAGTTTATGACAAGCACACTAGCCGAAGGCACACAAGTTGCTAAACTCTCACGTCAAATTGAGGAAGTTAAAGCTCAATTAGACGAAGCTAAAGAGGTCATTACTAATAAAGAAGTCGCTATTATGGAAGCCAAGCGTGAAGCAAAGATTGCAAAAGACATGACAGATCGCAAAGCTGCATTAAGTGAAATGATGGCGCCTCTAGGTAAAGACCAAAAGGAAATCATGGGCGCATTACTAGAAAGTGTAAAAACAGAAAAACTACGTGATGCATTCAACAAGTATCTTCCAAATGTATTAAAGGAAGATGCACAGGTTTCACAAAAAGAAAAGGCAAAGCTAACCGAAACTACGAAAGTTGTTACAGGTAATAAAGCTACAAGCCAGTCAGAGACTGGATCTGCCGAAATCATTAATTTGAAAAAATTAGCCGGAATTAATTAAGGAGACTTATAATGGCAAACCTATTTGAAAATTGGGACGCAACCAAAGAAGCTCTAACTGACGGTTTGGCAGGTAACAAGAAGGCAGTAATGGAAACTGTCATGGAAAACACTAAGCGAGCACTTACTGAAAGTGCAAGCGCAGGTGCTACTATGGCTGGCAATGTTGCAACGCTTAATAAAGTTATCCTACCAGTTATCCGCCGTGTGATGCCAACAGTCATCGCAAACGAGCTTGTTGGCGTTCAGCCAATGACTGGTCCTGTAGGACAAATCCACACACTACGTGTACGTTACGCAGAAACTGCTGCAACAGCTACAGCTGGCGATGAAGCTCTAAGCCCATTCGCAATTGCAACAGGTTACGCAGGTAATGCAGGTACAGGTAAAGCAGATGCGACAGCTACCCTAGAAGGTACAGCTGGACGTAAACTAAGCATTCAAATCTTGAAGCAAACAGTCGAAGCAAAATCACGCAAGCTATCAGCTCGCTGGACTTTTGAAGCGGCTCAAGATGCTCAAGCAATGCATGGCTTAGACGTTGAAGCAGAAATCATGGCAGCACTAGCTCAAGAGATTACTGCTGAAATCGATCAAGAGATCATCGGTAGCCTAAGCAGCCTAGCAGGTACTGCAAGTGCAACATATGCACAAAACGCAGTTTCTGGTACAGCTACTTTTGTTGGTGACGAGCATGCAGCTCTTGCAGTTCTAATCAACAAAGCGGCAAACGACATTGCGGCAAGAACACGCCGTGGCGCAGGTAACTGGGTCGTTGTTAGCCCAACAGTACTAACAGTTCTACAGAGCGCAACAACTTCTGCGTTTGCACGTACAACTGAAGGTCCTTTTGAAGCACCAACAAACACCAAACTAGTTGGTACATTAAACAACAGCATGAAGGTTTACGTAAACCAGTATGCTGCTAATGATGACGTACTAGTTGGTTACAAAGGTTCAAGTGAAAGCGATGCGGCTGCATTCTACTGCCCATACGTACCACTAATGAGCTCTGGAACAGTACTTGATCCAGATACATTCGAGCCAGTTGTTAGCTTCATGACACGTTATGGTTATGTTGAACTAAACAACACAGCATCGTCTCTTGGTAATGCAGCTGACTATCTTAACAAGATTGCAGTTACTTCTAACGCTCTTAGCTTCAGCTAAGTTTACGTTATACCACAGAATTAGACAGTGGAGATGGAACCCAGGGAAACCTGGGTTCCTTTTTCTTTGAGCAAACCGATAAATATTGGTAACAGGAGAATGGCAGATGAGTACAAAATTCGATCAAGGATTAGATGTTGCTGGCAATATTAGTTTAACAGGAAACGTTATTGTAGGTGGAAACACAATCACAGGTGATAGTGACACGGACAGCATTACATTTAACGCCGATATAAACAGCAACATTATACCAGATGCGGATGGTATTTACAATATAGGTACACTTACAAAACGCTGGGGTAATATATATGGTAGCACACTTACAATAGATACCAGTATTACATCAGGAAGTTTAGTTGTAGCAGGAAGTGTTACAGCAGATCAGTTTATAAGCACAAGCACTGGTACACCAACATTAACAAGTGCTAGTGATATTAATATTGCACCAGCCGGTCAAGTAAACGTTACTAGCGATATGGAAGTTACTGGAAACTTACTTGTGCAAGGTATTTTAAGTAATTTGTCTGAATGGGCAATTACTGAAGTTAACGGTAAAATTTATTTTCAACACAATGGTGTTAACAAAATGTCATTAGATAGCAGTGGGAACTTGGTGCTTGCTGGTGATATTACTGCATTTGGAACTATTACATAATGGATGAACGTGAATATATTGTAACAGTAAAAAACGGTGTGGATTGGCGAGAACTTCATCATGAACTTTGTCATGATACTAGCCATGATCATAGTGTTGATAGTCATATTGTTCCAGATAGAACTGTTGATGTAGTAAAAGAAAAACCAAACAACAGACGTAATACTCATTATAATTTAACACCTGAAGAAGCACGTGCTTTATTAAATGACCCACGTATTGAAGCCGTGGAAATACCACCACAAAAACGTGGAGACATTCAGATTGAATTAAATGCAATTCGTACTGGTACAAGTAAATTTGATAACAGTGCTGTGGATTATGAAAATGAATTGCAATGGGGATTTTTAACTTGCCATCAAGATAACAATATAAGAAGTCAATTAACTTCTTCAACATTAAATACCAATCAGCCATTTGTTCTTGCAGGTAAAGGTGTTGATGTTGTAATACAAGATAGTGGAATTAATCCTAATCATCCAGAATTTACTGACAGTGACGGAAACAGTAGAGTACAACTATTTGATTGGTATGCTGGTACAGGAAATAGTGCATTAGGTACACAAGATCCACAACATTATAATGACGCTGATGGGCACGGTACACACGTATCAGGAACTGCTGCAGGAAGATATCAAGGCTGGGCACCAGAGGCCAGAATTTATAGTCAAAAACTACGTGGACTTGAAGGATATAACACCTATGGACTGAGTGGAATTGATATGGATGATGCGTTTGATCTTATTCGTGCATTCCACAATCAGAAGCCTATCGATCCTGCTACTGGGTTTAAACGACCTACTGTTGTAAACATGAGTTGGGGTTACACCAGTGCATATGTAAACAGTCAATTTGGAGTTCATCAAGGTGTAGCTTGGGATGATAGCAGTAATCCAACAACATATAGAAATCAATACGGCATGCTAAGTGCAGCATTCAGCTTTAGCAGTTTTAGTTATAGACATCCGATACGTGTTGCCAGTGTTGATGCTGAAGTAGAACAAATGGTACAAGACGGTATTATTGTTGTTGCGGCCGCTGGTAATGATTATCATCGTGCATATAAACCAGGTGAATTAGGATATGATGACTGGTATAGTGGTAGTTATTGGAGTGATTTTGTAGGATTAGCAGATCCTAATAGATATTATCATCGTGGAAGTAGTCCAAGTCATGCCAATGGAGTAATTACAGTTGGTAATTGTGAACTAGCACAGCGTAGTTTAGGTGGATATACAATCGAAAGAAGAACAAGTAGTAGCACTGGTCCAGCTGTGGATATTTGGGCACCAGGAACTCAAATATTAAGTGCATATAGTGATCCAAGATCAAGTGGTACATCACAGAGATATGGCTCATATGAAATGGTTAGATTTACTGGTACTAGTATGGCAAGTCCACAAGTTTGTGGGTATGCGGCATGTATACTTGCAATGCGACCTTGGATGACGCCAGCACAGGTATTACAGTTTATACAGAGCAACTCACTCGGTGAGATTGGATTAGATGGAGAAAACTTTGATGGCAATGCTGGCTTTACTACGACTGATTATACGAACCACAAAAGTGGACAAGGAAGCCCTAATAGATTTTTAAAAATGCCATTCAATGGCGGAACGCCTTTTACTAACACGATTGACTTGCCAGGTGTCACAATAAGAA